AATTTGTTGTGTATGTAGGCATAATTTTATCCTAGTGGCCGTGATCGCATTCGGAGTGACGATCCTGTGTGCATTTGTCTGCCCCCTTGGAGCTTCAGTTCATTCAGAGCCTTGTCCAGCCTAGCATTCCACATCGGCACCCTCTCATCGTTCATCAGGTAGGGAAATGCCTCGACCAGTGTCGCAAAGAGATAGATGTCGGGGTTGTTGGTCAATAGCCAATTTGTTGTGGCTACGTCCGTTAGTGCTGGAATCTTTGTGTAGTAGACAATCGAAGATGTGTAAGTTGAGTCGGGTGAGGGTAATAACTCTATCTGGTTAGGACTCCCACCGATAACTGTGAAATAGACTGGACGGCCATTGCCCCCTGCCCCACGCCTCTCTGCTATCTCTTCGGGTGTTAAATATTCTAGGGTAATCTGTGGACTTACATCCACGACAATCCGCACAACCTCTAACGTGTCCGTGGGCAGATTGACATAGCGAGCATCGAGCGAGTAGGCATCGTTCCTCGTTATCATCTGATGATTTCGGATCGTCCTGTTCAGGCTGGCTTCGGCAAGATCGATGAACTCAGGGATGCGAGCCGTGAGGTCCGTGCGATCTAGCCAGTTGGCCGTTGCCGTCTGTAGTTCTGCATATGTCGAAATTGCCATTAGACTCTACCTGGCCTCGTCCTGAATAGTTTATTGTCGGGATCGTTCATCCATTTCTTTAATGCCTTTTGATCCTTAAATCCGTGCGTCTGTTTCCAGAGCATCCGCAGAACCAAGGCTGGGACGCTGGCGTACTGCACCTGCCCCACAGAGGGACATCGGGGATCAGTCCACCTGGCCCTCTCATCGACCTGATTATACAGATACTTGTTGTTCTCTATGATGGCTGTCACGTCCTGTACTGTCTCAAGACTAATATCACCAGTGACCTCATCGTAATGATAATATTGCTTGGTGTTCGCCAGCCTATCGTGATCTAATAGTCTTTTCATCGGTTCCTGCCTATCGGGGTGAGGGCCGAAGCCCCCACCCGTCCAGGGGTTAGAGTTATGCTACCGCTGTAATCCCAGCAACCATACCGTGGGCTTTCTCATTGTTAACTTGAAGCCCCCATTCGATAAGGGCCATTCTCTTGTCAGCATCGCCAGACTTAGCCAGTGCTTCTATAGAGTAAGGGCGGAGGGTAGACAATTTCACCTCGTCTGGGTCTACCAACATTCCCCAGTCGTTCATTGCCGAACCACCAGCCTCTACTACTGTTGTGAAGAATCTGTTCGGCACTACGCTCAAATTACCGAAGTCGCTGACATAAATGTCTGCGGCCCCAATGATCGTAGTTGGAGAAGCACCAGCATCTACATTGTAGCGACTTCCAGCCAATCCTGTGAACCCACTCACAACAGTCTTGTTGTAGGGACTCACCATCAACATCGTTGGCTCACCACCAGACTCGTAGCACTGTTGCATCGCACTCTGGAGCATTGCCTCTGTGAATGCGGTAGGTGCTCCCAAGGCCCAGATGTCCGTTGCCGTACTCTGGATTGGTGTTCCAGCAGACCAAGTCGGTGCGGTTGCGGCATTCACAACCACGTTGCTCTTGACCCAGGCTGGGAACCCTGCGGTTCCACGGGCGGTTGCTGTAGCTCCGACCACTGCTCCCTGATTCCAGAGAGCGGCCTTCTCTACGTTACGTTTTAGTTCTTTGGCGGCTTTGGCGGCTTGGTAGCCCACCTCAGACGCACGACCAGCCTTCTCGACCCTTTGCTGAGTCCCCGAAATCAGGAAGTCACGCATATTTATCTGGCAATAATTGCCCAGTCGAGTAGTGGGTGAAACCGCATTAAATGTTGCCAGGTTGTTACCTTCAACCACTCCAGCCGCAGCAGCAGCCGACAATTCATCGGTTTGCCACTCGAAGTAGGTGTTTTCAGCGGATCGAGTTCCAATATTGCTTTGGAACGGGGTTTGCGTTGGGGAAATATCAGCGATTAAATCACTGAGATCCTCCCTGTCACCAACGGTCTGGTAAGTCTCGAAGGTAGTTGCTAATGAAGCCATTGTATTTCCTTATAGTTATTCCGTGAGCAACGCACCAAGGAGTGAAGCGGCATCTTTGACCTTCCCAGTCTGCTTTAGCTTCGCCCTCTGATCCTTATGCTTACGGCCACGCATCTGTTGGCTAATTTGTTTACCACCAGGCTTTGCGTTTTTGATTTTAGATTTGACCGATTGAACTTTCTCACCATTTACAAGCTGGTTGTATTTCCACGCATCACGAAGAACCATCAAGGCTCTGTGATCGTAGATCGTATCTAGCTCTTCTCTAGAAAAACCTACAGAAGCACCAAATTCTGCCAACGCTCTTTGCTCATTAGATTGAATGTTACTATCGGACCATTCGGGAATTTTCTCCAACACCAAGGTACGTTCTGATTCCAATCTTTGACCCAGTTCTTGCTGATTTTGATCATGCAAAAGTTGCTGCATCCTAGATTGTTCAATTTGCACTGCTTGGACCTGTCCTTGCCGATCTCTCTCAAGTTGTTTTTCCTTCAACCATTGAACGGGGTTATCCTTTTCCAAACGGTCCCAATCAATGTTCGGCTGTTGTGCAGCATCCATTTGCTGTCGGAGTTGTGCGAGAACATCACTATATGACTGACGTTCTTGCTGAATAGCCTCTGCATTAGCCTCAAAGTTTTTACGCTCTTCTGCTAATACCTGGCTTTTCTGTGTGAATGACGATCCCCGTTGGTAACCAGATATGAGTTCGTCAAGTGGGACTTGCGTCTCTTTGCCGTCTATTATAACACGGTAGGATGCACTCTCACTTTCAGAATATTCACCATCAGTCTCCTCGTCCATCTCATTCACTGCTTCTGAGTCTTCATACGACTCAGCTTCGATGCCATCTTCTTCGATGCCATCTTCTAGATCGGAGTCAGAGTGCTGTTCCTCTTCTTGAGGTTCTGCGTATTCTCCTCCGAGTATTGTGGTAAGTGCATCCTGAATCTCCCCAGAATTACGCCTACGTCCACTCCCTTCGGAACTTTCGGTCCCTACTGGGTTGGTGGTTGTAGTTTCGCTCACGATTTCCTTCCTCTTTTAGATTTTGAAACATTGCGAGATTGCTCCATCGCCCAATCGCCTACCAGGGTACGGAGTCCTCGCACGATCTCATCAAGGCCTTTGCCTTGCATATATAAATTTTCTCTAACGCCTACTGCATTTAAGTCTGTTAACGTCCATTGTGCAACTATATTCTCTCTAGTTTTTTCTAAGACCTCGACAAAGACTGGATCTTCAAGAATTTCTTTTGCCCTGCGACCTTTTTGCTCTGGTGTTAGATTATCCACCTTCTGTTTCTTCTTTTATTGTTGCTCTAAGTATTTCAAGGTTAGCATCATCTTCAAACTGCTTCTCTCGCAACGCTAAATCGCCAGCTATTCTTGTGGTTTCACGCTCGTTAAGCATTTGAGCTTTCGCAGCGTCTAGTTTTAATTTTTCCTGGTCGATAGCGGTGCGAGCTTGTATGTCTACCATCTGTACCTCTGCCAACTGTTCTTCTGGGGTTGGTTTCGGGGGTGGTGGTGGTGGTGGCTGATAATCTGGAGGTAGTGGATTGAAGAATTGGTCTGAATCTTTGAACCCACTCACTTCCAACATCTTGGCCAGTGTATGCCTCACCTGACCCAACCCGACCAGAGGATTGTTCGGACCCATCTTCTCTAGGATTTCCTGCTGTCTTAATGCGATCTGATTTAAAGTTCCTAGTCGCTCGTCATTCGTACCAGAGCCTAGCCCAACATTAGTACTTACATCCATCGTAGAATCCCAAACCCTTGGGTCTACAGGAATCCACTCATTGCGTAACCTAACCATTCGTTCCTGGTCTTGATGTTCAATAACAAGTCGTAGCAAACCTTTGAACAATGGTTTGAATCCTGTTTCTGCAAATAAGCGAGCAATCATTTCTAGCCGTTGTTCTGCTCCTTTCATCGTAGCAGTAACGGCTGCTCTCGTTGTAGATTGTAGTACATCTGGGTCCAGTCCTTGTGATGCACCAGTTTGCCCAGTTCTCGATGATTTCATCTGATCGAGATATTCCATCATTGGAAATGCTTCTCTACCGAGGAATGGTACATTCAACTGCTGGACCATCCCTGGTGCTCGCATTCTAATGATCGAACCAACTTCTGGATTCAACACATCATCAATATCTACCTGCCCTTCGACAATTCCAGTTCGTGGATACAACGCAAATGATAAGCTATCAAGCATACCTCTAAGCACTGCTGATTTCACACGCTGAATATCTTTCGTCATGTCTGCAACATCAGAACCGAAAAACACATGAGGTTCTGGATCACAAGCAAATACAGCGAATGGAATGCTACTAATAGGCTCATTGTTTACTACATGGTAGTTTGACCCTACAGTACAAATACGCCTTAGCTCGGCTAAACCATCCCCGTCATAATCTATATAGCAATAGGCTTCTACATATAAAACCCTGCGTTGGTCATGGGATGATAGTGGTCCTGGTACTGTACGATCTGGATATCTAGCCCAGTATTCATCATTATCTGTAAACGCTACTTCGTCAGACAGATAGTCATCCAACATATCCTTTTCATAGCCCATAGCTACCAGGTCACTCACTGTAGCCATTATCCTATGACCTACAACTTGTGCATCATCGAGACTAGTAGCAACCGAGTCTACAAAAAATTCTTCGGGTGGCATTGTCTCAACACGCACTTTATTTCTTTTATGTTGACGTTTTATCTCGACATCAAAAAGCATGGGTATCTCCATGCCCTGTGCTGCCATCATCTCAGCTTGCTCTGGGGATATTGTTGGATCAGGTGTCCCTTCTACGGAGGCTGCCTCAACACCTTCTTCTTCTAGCAACAACCCAAGTGCAGCTTCATTTAAACCTTCAAAATTATAGGTATGTACCTCAAGTGAGTCATCCCATGACCATTTAACAATACCGCCCTTATTTACTAATGCATCCTTAAATACGCTATAAAATATTCCTACTGAATCATTATCTTCACGCAATATATAATTGACATAATCTGTAGCTTGTTCTGCTGTTCCTACATCTTCGGGTCCACGGGGTACAAACTCCACCATGTTCTCTGCACCAAAAAATACTCGCATCAATGATGGGAGCATTGCCTGTACACTATCACGCACATCCCTGCTCACTACTTGGCTACGCCCATCTATCTCATTACCAAAAGGTTCACCATTGTAGTAACGAGTAGACTCAGCCCTAAGTGGACTGATATCATCATCAATAAATTGGATAGCGTCTTCGATGTACTGGCGAA